ACCGACCCACATCAGTTTGGGTCTTTGAATACATTCATTTAACAAAGGATCAACGCCGTCAGATTACGGTAGGTGAGAACGCCGCGTTCGGAACGGCGGTTCACGGCGGCATCCAGTCAGTGCTGTGTGGCGGTCAGGAAGTTGACGAAGCCATTGAAGCCGCTGTGATGGAGTTTGACTTTCACCCAGCCAATGAAAGCGCAGACAAGCGTGAGCATTACCGTACTTTGATCGAGCCAGCCATTGAGTTGGGCATTGAAGAACTTGCGGTTTGGATCAAGTCTGAGGCTGAGATGCGTGTGGAGTGGCAACCTGATGGCTTGCTGATCCCCATCATCGGATATGTTGATATGTCCCAGCCGTATAATGGCCGCTTTCTTGAGATGAAGACCAAAGCACCACGTCTTGGGGCTGTTAAGAAGGACGGCACTAGGTCTTGGGTTAAGGCTTTGACCCCTAAGCAACCTGACTGGTCACACGTCCAGCAGTGTGCCGTTTACCACAAGGCCACAGGTCTTACCCCCAACATTGCATACATCAGTGACCACACCGTCACCGTGTTTACGCCTGACAACTGTGAGAAGTTGTCCCAAGAGGCGATTGAGTTTGCCGCAGAACAAATGCGCCAGAAGGCGATCAAGCGGCAGAACCTATTGAAGATCAGCACCGATCCAAAGGTGTTGGCTTCAATATTAGAAGCGGATTTTGACCATCCGTTTTACTGGAAGCACCAGTTTGCTAAAGAGGCAAAGGTGCTATTTTCAACTGACTAACAGGAGAGAGATATGTCAGAACTTGAAATTCAAATCGAAAAAAATGTCCCAATTCCTTCACGCAAAGCAAACAAGGGTACGCCTTGGAAAGACTTGGCGCGGCGAATGAATGTGGGTGACAGCGTTGTCATCACTAAGAAAAAATCTGACAACCTGTATCAGGCAATCAAGGCGTTGAACTACAGAGTGATACGCCGTCAGGTATCCAAAACTAAAACTCGCTTGTGGAAAGGTGGTAAAATTGACTAATTCAGTCTGGAACGAACTGTCGAAGGTGGACGTGTCCGCCTTCACAGAAAAGAAGAACGGCTTTACATATCTGTCTTGGGCTGACGCTTGGACAGTGCTGAAGGATCACTATGCTGATGCTACTTATGTGAAGCACGTCTTCAACGGCTTGCCGTTTATGTCAGACGCTAATGGTAACGCATATGTGCAGGTCACTGTGCGTATCCCTTCAGCGAATGTCGAATGCTCTGAGATCATGCCAGTGTTGAACCACGCTAATAAAGCAATTCAGCACCCCGACAGTTTTCAGGTAAACGCATCGCTACAGCGTTGTCTGGCAAAGGCCATCGCAGGGCTTGGGCTTGGTATGTATGTGTATCGCGGCGAGGATTTGCCACAGGCAATGCCACCGCAACCAACGGCATCACCAGCCCCTGCAAACTTTAGCAAGCCACAAATTAGTTTGGAGCAGGAAATCAACCTTGCCCCCGACATCGAAAGCCTAAAGGCTTTATTTAACCGTGTCTCACTCAGGGTCACTCCTGAACAAAAGGCACTTTTCAGCAAGCGTAAACAGGAGTTAACTAATGGCTGATCAACAGTATGATAACAATCTCCGTGGAGTTCTTTTCCACAACGATAAGGGCGACAATCAAAACCGCCCCGACATGACTGGCAATTGTGAAATTGACGGCACTAAGTATCGGATTGCTTGCTGGAATAAAACCAGCAAGAACGGCAATCAGTTCTTGTCGCTTTCACTGAGCCTTGATGACGGCAACACAAAGTCTGGCCAGACCAGTTATGCCTCACAAGCACCAGCGTCACCAGCAACTAAGGCTGTGGACGATGACATCCCCTTTTAAAGATCAACCGATCATGATTGTCCCCCGCGAGTTTGGAGTAATCCTTGTCGCGGGCGGCATCAAATATGATCACGAGATGACGGCTGAACAGCAACTGAGGCTGGCAACTCGTTTTATTGAGACTGCAACAAAGCGGTTAAGGGATGAAGCCGATGTCGAGATGGCAAAAAAACAAGAAGCGTAAAGCGGCAATCGGTAAATGCTCTCAATGTCAGATCAGTTTTGATTGGGCATTGCAGGGTCTAGCAAACGGTAAGGGAGAAGAATACTGTGGATATAATTGCTTTCAACGAAACCTTGAGAGGGTACAAAAAACCCGAAACAGCGGGGATGAATTTGATCTGCTCTAAGACCATCATGATGGCTGACATTGTGGATGCGGTCTGTATCATGTTCGGGTTTCTACCATCTGAAATCAAATCTAAGCGGCGTCAGCGCGATTTAGTAAGGGCAAGGCACTTTTGTATGTTTGCCTGTGTAAAACTCACCTCGCGCAACTACAGCGAGATTGGGCGGTACTTTGACCGCGACCACACGACAGTGATGTATGCCGAAGAAAGAATGCGGGATCACACTGACCCTGATGATCTGAAAGTCTGGCTTGAAACCGTGAAAGAAATCATTATGATTTAATCATGCGTTTTCTGGGGGAAAAAACAACGAATACAATGGCGGGGTTGATCGGCGAACACATTGCCGCCTCCGCCATTTTACAGCGCGGCTGGGCTTGTGCTATGACCCAGCAAGATGGCTTTGACCTCATTGCAATACATGATCGAGAAACTTACAGGGTGCAGGTTAAGGCTTGCGCCCTTTCTCATAGACCACATAAAAAATCCCTGCAATTTATAATGGGAGTTGGACGCAACAAACGTTTACCAACTTTCGCAGATTGGGATATACTAGCCATCGTGTCTTCTGAAACAAGGGCAGTTTCGTTCCTGCCAATTCATGAAGTCAATTCATCAAAGATCACTAGATCAATCAACTTGTTTAATCCTGACGATGAGCGAGATAGTTGGGATCGCACTATAGAGGTATTACGTCATGAGTATTCCAAATCGCCGCCCTTGCATAACCACAGAACTCGGAATGGGGTTGGCCGTAACCGTATCGTTTCACCCCCAAACAGGCGAGGCAATTGAAGTGTTTATGACTGGCCGTGGCAAGGCTTCAGACGGCGCGATGCAGGATGCCCTATATGAAATGGGCGTGGTTACCAGTAAACTGATGCAAGGCGAAGCGGCATGAAAGAATATCAGAAACTAATTGATCAGGTTAAGCACCACGAGGGTTTGGTGCTACACGGCTACAGGGACAGCCGTGGGTATCTGACAATCGGCTATGGCCGTCTTATTGATGAAGATTTAGGCGGCGGTATTACTGAAGGCGAAGCGGAGACATTGCTCTTGAATGATCTGTCTAAGGCTATTCTAGAGGCGCGGCAGTTCGACTGGTATGACGGTCTGAATGAGCCACGCAAGGCTGTGATCGTGTCGATGATCTTTAATCTCGGCTTCCCGCGCTTCAGTAAATTTGTGAACACCATCGGGTTTATCCGCGATGGTCTATTTGAAGAAGCCAGCGAAGAAATGCTGAATTCTAAATGGGCGCATCAGGTTGGCAATCGTGCCATCATGTTGAGCCGTCAGATGGCCACTGGTGAGTGGCAAGAGGACTAAACCAATGTTACCACTAATCTCAGCGTTAGCCCCACTGGTGGCTGACATCGTAAAAGAAGCAATCCCTGACCCCGACAAGAAGAATGAGGCTGAAAACAAAGTACGGCTTGCCCTGCTTGAGAACAGCCAGCAACTTGAGGCATCAGCGTCACAGATCATCTTGGCGGAAGCAAAGTCTGAGCATTGGATCGCCGCCGCGTGGCGACCTATTCTAATGCTTGTTATAACAGCCATCGTTGCTTGGAACTATCTGCTAGGCGGCATCGTTGAGGCCATCACAGGCCAAGACATTCTGATTGATCTGCCAGAAGAAATGTGGACACTGCTGACCGTTGGCGTTGGTGGATACACACTTGGCCGTTCAGGTGAGAAGATCGCAAAGAATATGAAGAAATAAAAAAAGACCCGCTGGCAGAAAGGTAAACCAGCGGGTCAGTCAGGGAGGAGAAAACATCAAAGACTAGATGTTACCTCCTAGAGTATAGGGCGGGGATCGTTATATCAATCCCCTAGTTTAACTTATCCCCAACAAATGCTATGAAGCCCCAGAAGTTGTACTGGTCATGAATGATGTTTGTCAGCGATATGCTAAAAGCAAACAGAATAAAATACGCGAACCATTCAGCAAGTTTCTCAAGCATCGATCACATCCTCCACTTCCCACTCAAGGACTTCATAGTCGAAGTCCATTGCCTCTTTGACGGTGTGGGCGTTGACTTCCAGATATTCGACCTCGGAACGCTTGCCAAGACCGATCCCAATTTGGATGGTCACATTGACCACCGCGACATAGTTTGCATCAGCCATCTTGTTTCTCCCTGATTAGACTGTTGATGAAATCGCACATTTCTGCGCGGGTGTTAAATACGATACGATCCACTGGTGCTGAGTTTTTATATTTGCCTGTGCTTTGATACCAGTATTCAATAGCCTCAGACTTTGTGGCGAAAAAGTGGCCGTCCTTTCCGAGCCTGAAAAGGACTGGCCTGATTAGTGGTTTTTTTGACATGATAGTCTCCCTATTAAGAAAGTTTGGTTTCCAAAAGATCAAGCGCGTGAAGCGTTGCTTGCTTCTCATCAGCCCCCCCTGCGAAGTAACTGGAAGGCGTACCCTTGATCATATTTTCTTCGTGAACGATTGCCCACTTGTCATAGCCCCAATCGACATATTGCTGTAACTTCGCATCGACTAATTTTGTGTATTGTTCCTGTTGCATGATATTCTCCCTGTAAGGGGGGCGTATTAATACGCCCCGATTTCAACAAGTTTGACGTTACCATTTCGGGCTGGCTCAAGTTCAAATGAGCGTCCGTGGAAGTGAACAATGTCGCCAAAGTTAAACTGACGAACATATTTCTTTTCGCGCTTATGAGCAGTGATCATTGACCCACCACCATAAGCAAAGAATGGATCGAAGCCCCGCCGAGCCTCTTGGTGAATGGCCTGATTTGGGGTCATGCCACCTTTGTGAGCGTTAGGAACAACAGAACCAAAATAAAAATCGCCCATCAAGCCTTCGATATGAAATTGCATTCCGTCATGAACCGCAAAATTACCGTCATCAAAATATGCGACTGCGGGTAAGTCTTTTATAATTTTTCTAGTCATTGGGGTATCTCCTTTTGTTTTCCCTATAACTAGAGATTAAGAAATTACGCACAATAACATTTATTCAGAACGACACAAAGTGTTCAGGATGCGACAAATATCAAAAAAAGTGGATTATTTTTCGCCGTTTTTGCGGGTAAGTTCGCGGCGGATTGCTTCGTTGTGCAGTTCAAACAACGTCATGATCTTCTTGGAATTCTCTTTGGTAGACGCATCAATACGCACCACCAGCGCAATGATGAACACAATCGCCAGCACAAGCGGCCAAATCTTAACAAGATCATCAATCATGATTGGTTGCCCAACATTTCCCCAACGTCAATGCGGTAACACCGCGCTTGCCAGTCTAATATATCCCTGTGGATGCGCTTGTCTTCCATTTGCGCTGTGAAAAGGGTCTTCTCAGGACATTGATCCAAGATACTACTATCCACCTTGACTTCGCCATTGGGAAGTATGACCGCCAAAATGAATATAAACTTGATCATTTTTCCGCCGCCTGTGCTTGCAATAAAATCTCCAAACGATCAACTTGTCGTCTGAGTTCATAAATCACAGAACTGTCCACGTTCTGTACTTGTATTTGCCCCATCTCAACTTGCAGGGTGTTTACCGTTTTAAAGTTCCAAGCCATCAAAGCCACAAGGATACCTAATACTGCTTGGATTATTTTTTGTTCCATTTGCTTCGCATCCTTCCAATGGCCTCGACTGTCATAGCCATATAATACACTGCCGCAAACCCAGCGGCAATGGCTGGCAACGCATCCATAAAACTGGCAAAGGTCACTCCTGCCACTGATAGTTCTACCGCAATGCGTGTGCCGTTATCCATTAGGCTAGGTCTCCTGCATAATGTGCTGTTACATAGAAGGCATCAAGCGTTGAGCCGCCTATGTTGTGCATATAATATTCATGCGTTCCTGTATTGAACGTTGCATTGCCACCAGTTGTTGTTGAGCGAGTACAGGCTGAAGTGTGGTGGCTACTGCTGTCACCGTCACCCATTATTACTGGCGAATGATTGCTGTTGTTGAAGTTATTGTTGAAATTTACTTCCGCATACCCTGTCGCCACATCTGTGACGCTGGTGATGTTATGACTATCACGAACCGATACGGTTGATTTGTGCTTGTAGTTTAACCAAGCCTTCAGTGAGCCTTGTTGCACACCAATATTAACCGCGCCGCCCTCAGATGGCACAGTGACATCAGCACCAAATACACCCTTGGATAAGTCTCTTGCCTTGGTCATGCTAAGTCTCCTTACGGCTTTGTAGGCCACACCACTGTATCCAGTGATGAATAGTTATCTGTGATGTCACGCAGTGCCTGACGGTAATCTGTTTCTGCTTGCGTCATTGTGCGGTCAGATACGCCCCACCAATCAGTGTCAGCCAGCATATTGTTCCGCACCTTGCGTAATGCACGAAGGTTTACGGTAGCCTCTGCTGTAGCGTCAGTGACAGCATCAATCTCTGACTGTGTTGGCTGTGTTACGCCATCAACATTCCAAGAAACGATAGTTGCACCAGAGCCATCGTCTTGCAGTTCAACCTCGTCAAACTCCAGTTTGCGACCCACGATGTGTTCAAGTTTACTAATCAAGTCTGCCATTAATCAAGCCTCATAACGCCAATCTGTGAACCGTTGTCTGCGCCACCGTGAACATATAAAGTACCACTTGCGCTATCATCCTGCATATATGCGTAAAACTCGACATAATCGCCAACACCTAAGTTATAAATAAGTGAACCAGTTATGTTGACGTAATACATATGACGACCGCCATTAGCCATCGACAAGCCACCAAATATGGCTTTTCGTGTGCCGTTGATGTAAATCGCACCTCTGCCCTGTTCCCCATCGTCACCCGCCGATGTAAAATCTAAATATAAAAAGCAAGAAATTAGGTATCGACCCGCTTGGCCTGAAGGGACAGTAAACTTGCCACCATTCCAAGAACTGTGGCTGTCATATTCAGCGGTTGTAAAACCAGTCACTCTTGTCCAAGTTGCGCGATTAATGGATTGCTGAGAGCCTTTTCTTGCTGTAACCGCAGGACGGTCAAGATTGCCTGATATGCTTAAGTCGCCAGCGACAGTACAATCGCCATTGTTTTCAATAGACAGGCGGCTGTCGAGCGTTCCATCGACCATTGTCCTGATGTCAAAATTACCATTTTCAGTGCCGTCAGTTACATCGCCTGTGCCAGTGACAATATTCACATATTCAACATCTTGGGACGCATCATTTCGACCCCTAAATGAAATAAGGCCAATGCCATCATTATCTGCTGGTGAAGATGTGTTTCTGTAAATAGCAATGTCTGGCGCAAAAGTATCGCCGCTGTCTGTGCTTTCAACAACCAACGCATCACCTGAACCGCTGGTTTGCACATTCAATGCGCCATTTACATTGACATTACCTGAAAACGTACCGCCATTCTTTGCGCTTACTGTGTCAGCCACTGTAAACACATCGTAGACAATGATCTCAGCCACGTCATCCGCGACCAGTGCTGACAGCCCTGAGATGGTGTTTGCTGTGTTGGTGTTGTAATCAGTGCCAGCGACCAGCGCGACACCGTTCAGGGACACATCGACATATGCGCCGTCTGTGAAGTTCAGCGACAGGTTATTATCGTCAATACCAGACAGGCTTGTTTCGCCGCCAGTAGCGGTGAAGTAGTAGCGTTGCCGAATGCCTGTGCCTGTGGGGGATTTGCCGAT